CCGTCTTTATCAGCAAGGGCCGATTCACGGTCGATGGCAACACTTGGAAGGTGTAACTTGACATCAAACATTTCTGCACTGTACAACGAAATCGCTAAGGCCGCTAGGACGGTCGCTTTTCAGTGGCCGGGGATCGTTGAGGAAGAAGATCTCACCCAGGACATCACTGTCAAACTGTTGGAATCCCCATCTTCGATTGACAAACTGATCAACGAGTTCGATGACCGTCAACGGTTGAACGCAATCGTTCAGATCGGTCACCGTATCGCTTCTAAGGAGCGCGCGGACTACGAGGTGTTCTCTGGGAACTTCCGTTACTCGGTCGATGAGGTGCGGAGAATCCTTGAGGATCGGGCACTTCACAACGAAAACCCTGAGTTGGGTTCCTCGTGGTCGGTGTCGGATGACTTCATCACGGGTGGTGAATTCGAGGACGCTGTGCTGTACAAGTCCTCTTCTGAGATCGATCTTAAGCGTGGCATGACCCGCCTTAAAGCCCGTAACCCCAAACAGGCGGCGGTGATCCTTGAGCGATACCTCGGTGGGGAAGTAATTGAGCAGGGGAGTCGGCGCAATCTTCTGGATCGCGCCCTAACGGCGCTCACCACCGAGATGAACCGCTCCTTCAAACAACAGCAGCGCGAACACCAAGGGCCGGGGAAGCGTAAGCCTGTCAGTGCTGCGGCAGCTCACTACCGGTCGAAGGCGAACTGGGATGACGAGAGCAGCGAAGCGGTTAATCGGTTGCTGGCGCAGGCGAAAGTGAGTGCCAGTCGATGAGCCTGGAAATCGCCCCCCCTGGTTGGACACCGTGGGACGCCTTTGGGGCCGGTGAGGGTGGCGACAACATCATGGACCCAGTGTTCAACGGGATGGGCAGGTCCGAAATGTATCGGGCCTGCCTATTCCCGGACCTGTTCCCACACGAGAAACCAATGTTGCTGCACCAGTGGCCTTTAGAGGACTTGGTCATGTACTGCGGCGGTGAGTACGCCAAATGAGTGCGGTGACGCTCGACCCGTGGGAGTTCAAAGCCTGCGTGGATGTGGCGAATATCCGCATGGCAGTGTCCAACGATTCAAACCTGAATCACGCCAGCACATATCAGCGTGACCATCTGACCCGCATACAGCAGGAAATCCTGGGTGCGTGCGGGGAAATGGCTGTCTGTAAACACCTGGGGTTGTTTTGGACACCGTCAGTAAACACCTTCCACCATGAACCCGATATCCCACCGGATATCGAAGTTAGGTCAACGGACAGGTTGGACGGCTCACTGATAGTCCGGGACAACGATCCACCGGACAGACGGTACTTCCTGGTGACAGGGAAACCGCCGTCGCTGCTTGTGGTCGGTTTCATTTCGGGCCATGAGGCCCGGAAAGACGAATGGGTTCGCGACCCACACGGGCACCGCCCCGCGTGGTTCGTCCCGCAACACGCATTACACAGAAAGGGATACAACAATTGACTGACATTAACTGGGGTCCGACAGGCCAACTTGTCTACGAGCGCACCTACAGCCGGGTCAAACCTGACGGCACAAAAGAAACGTGGCCGGAAACAGTGGAGCGAGTCGTAGACGGCAACCTCGCCCTCGTGCCGGAACGGTTCCAACTACCCGACGAACGCCAGCAGTTAATCGACATGATGCTGGATTTCAAAATCCTGCCAGCAGGGAGGCACCTATGGGCATCAGGCGTGAAGAACGCACAGCATTTGTTCAACTGTTGGGTAGCTGGGTGGACTGCGAATCCTGCCGATCACTTCGAGTTCACGTTCATGAGGCTCATGGAGGGCGGCGGGGTCGGAGCTAACTACTCCAACTCCAACCTGACCGGCTACCCGCCGATCCGGCACGAACTAAAAGTGGACATCGTGTGCGATCCGGAACACCCGGACTATTCGGAGCTTGCGAAAGCCGGTGTGCTGTCCATCGATTATGACTCCGATTGGGCTGGCGCATTCCAGATCGAAGACAGCCGGGAAGGGTGGGCTGCCGCCCTCACCGACCTCATCGACACCCACTACCGGGACGAAGATGTTCACTACCACCGGGTGTATGACGTGTCGCGTGTACGTCCGGCCGGGGCGAAGCTGAAAACGTTCGGTGGTAGGGCTTCCGGCCCGGTGCCGTTGGCGAAGATGCTGATCGAAGTATCTGGTGTGTTGGGTTCCCGCGCAGGCTCATACCTGGACGGTATCGGGGCCATGGAAATCGACCACGCTATCGCACAGTGCGTGGTTGCCGGTGGTGTGCGCCGATCCGCACGCATGGCAATGATGCACTGGGCTGACCCCCAGATCGAAACCTTCATCGACATCAAGCAGGAAAGCCTGTCGCACTGGACAACCAACATCAGTGTGGAAGTCGATGAGGACTTCTGGTACCAGGCGAAGCAGGGGCACGCTTGGACGGCTGCCAAGGTGTTGAAGGCTATCTCACGCGGCATGGTGAACAACGGGGAACCGGGCTTCTGGGATTCCAGCCTGTCCAATGTCGGTGAGCCTAACCGGGTGGAATGCACCAACCCGTGCGGGGAAATCACGCTGCAAGCGTGGGAGCCGTGCAACCTCGGGCACGTCAACCTCGCCGGGTTCGTGGACAAGCGTGGACGGGTGGACATCTTCAGCATGTACCAGGCGCACATCCTCATGACCCGGTTCCTGATCCGCGCCACGTTCAGCGAAGTCGGTGACCCGAAGTCCCGTGAAGTGCTGGATCGCAACAGGCGGATCGGTGTCGGGCATTTCGGTGTCGCTAGTTATCTCGCCATGACTGGGCTGAAGTACAGCCACGCACCCTTGGATGATTCGTTCAAGTCTCTGCTCAGGCAGATGTCTTTGGCGGTCGATGCCGCAGCCGTCGAACTGTGCCATGACCTCCGCATCCCGGTGCCGGTTAAGCGGCGGACGATTGCACCCACCGGCACCATCGCCAAGCTGTCCGGTGTGTCTGAGGGTGTGCATCCGATTTTCGCCCGGTACTTCATCCGCCGTGTCCGACTGTCCAAGGTCGACCCGGAACAGATGAGCATGGTGGACAAGTACGAAGCGGAGGGTTTCGAAGTCGAGGACGACATGTACGCCGACAACACGGTGGTTGTGTCTTTCCCGACGAAAGACACTCTGGTGCAGGCTGTCACAGACATTTTCGGGCCTGAGGGTGAGGAGTTGGTTGAAGCTGCGAACGATCTGACGTTGCAGCAGATGCTCGCATTTCAACGCCTGTACCAACAGTACTGGGCTGACAACGCGGTGAGCTTCACCGCGAACGTCGATCCGTTGCAGTACAAGCCTGAGCATGTTGAGGAGCAGTTGCGGGTGTTCGCCGGTCACCTTAAAGGGGCCACGATCTTCCCGGAAGCTTCGATGCCGCAAGCGCCGTATGAGCGGATCAGCAAGTGGGAGTACGAGTCCGCTCAGTCCAAGCAGATCGCGGATGGGGTTGATGAGGAGTGCGCTAACGGCTCCTGCCCTGTTCGGTAAATGACCGGATTCCGGTGCCACCGGAATCCACCAATAAACGGAACACCCCTGCGTCCACACAATCCTGTGTGGGCGTTTCTTATGTGAAAGGTAAGTGAATTGACCGATTTCGATCCGTTCGAGGACGCACCCGTGGACGAGGTTGTGGAGCAGCCGACCCCCAAGAAGCCGCCCACCAAGAAGGCTGTGGCCCCCGGTGAGGGGAAGCTGACCCTCACACTCAAGGGCGGTGCAGGGTTCGACTCCCCGTGGATCGTCATCCACGCCACGGATGTCGATGACGCACTGGATCAGGTGTCCGGTGATAACGCCGCGAAGTTGGCGAAGCTGATGGACGCAACCCGCAAGGCTGCCAACCACTTCGGCGGTTCAGCCCCAGCCAAGCCTGCACCTGCACCGCAGGCCGCTACTGAGGCACCTGCCGGTACCCCGGAGGCTCCTGGCCCGGACTGGGTGTACAAGACCGGGGTTGGAAAGAACGGGAAGACCTGGCGTGCCTGGATGCCGCCTCGCGGTTCTGACGCGGAACCGGTGTGGATTCGCTAAACAGCCCAACCCCTTTTGGAGGACGGTCCTGGCTTCGGCTGGGGCCGTCCTCCTTTTTGTAACCAATAGTCGCAGGAGAAAAATGCCCCGGCCAACTAAAAATCAGATCAAGGAGAGAGAGGCACTCGCGGCGCAAGGTCTGAAACGATGCACGGCGTGTTATGAAGCTTTACCTCATGCCCATTTTCGCTTTAGTAAAGATGGCTGGGATAAACGGGCAGCTAGATGCCGGGAATGTTTGAAGGAAAAAGATAGTGAGTGGGGCGAGAAGCGTGACCCAGAGGCCAAGCGATCCGCTGCCCGTAAGTGGTACCAGGCCAACTACAAACCGATACAAGGCCCAAAAGCACCGATACAAGGCCCGAAAGTCGATACTCGCGGACCCATGCGTAAAGCAATTGAAGATCGCAACTATGAAGAATTATTTGTGCAATTGAAGAACCGGGTATCTGAAATAAACAGTTGCTGGGTCTGGGATGGGAGATTACGCCGGGGTTACGGGGTAGTTCAATACACTAAAAAAGCTAGTCCAGAAACAAAAAACGTGCAGCTTCAGGCGCACCGGTTAATGTACGAAGCGTACCACCGCACAAAGATCACTCCAGGCTCCGTAATTCACCACACTTGCGCCAACTGTGCTTGCATTCACCCTAATCACCTTCAGATGATTGACCCGCAAAGCAACAATGCTGAAATGCTGGAGCGCAGGTATTACCAGAAACGGATATCTGAACTGGAATGCGCTTTGTCGGAATTGGACCCGCGCCATGAATTGCTATTCACATAAATGACCCACTGATCGCAGAGCGAGGTTAAGTGATCAAACATAAACACCGTGTTGATGGGGAGCCTGTACTCATCAACGTCATTGAGGACGAACAGGATATCGGCGGGTTCCGGGAGTTCGTCGCCAACAACCCTGGCTGGCTTGCCTGCGACTCCGAAACCACCGGCCTGGACATCTACTCAAACGAACACAACCTTCGTGTGGTGCAGTTCGGCACCACCACAGAATCGTGGGTCATCCCCATAGAACGGGGGGAGCCGTTCCGGCAAGCCGTCCGTGACGCACTGAAACGAACCAGCCACCTCATCTTCCAGAACGCCTCCTACGACATCCAGGTGTTCGACCGTCATCTCGGTGTGCGGATGGAAGACCTGTGGCCGAAAGTGCGGGACACCCGCATCCTGGCGCACCTTGTGGACCCGCGAGGGAAAGACGAAGGCGGGATTGGGCAATCGTTGGAGAACCTCACCCGGCACTACATCGACGCTGACATCGCGGACAGTGTCAAAACCTTGATGACCGACCTGGCTCGCACACACAAAACCACGAAATCTGAAGTGTGGAAGGTGGTGGATTTCGATGACCCGCACTACCAACTGTACTCCGGGATGGACACCATCCTGGCTGCCAGACTGGCGTTCAAACTGCGCCCTCTGGTGCCGAAAGAGTCAGTGAGGCTCATCGACTACGAACGCAGGTTGGCGGCTGTGTGCGCGCACATGGAACGCACAGGGTTCCTGATCGACGTGGACTACACCCAGGAGTTACGCGAAAAGCTCATCGACGCGGAACTGGTCTACGAGTGGCAGGCGAAACAGATGGGTTGCGAAAACGTAAACAGCACAGAGCAAGTCGCTGACGTTCTCGAATCGCGCGGGGTGCGTATCCGGGAGCGGACACCGTCCGGCCGCAGGAAAGTGGACAAACAACTGTTGGAGAAGTTGATCGCGGACGGTGACCCGTTCGCTGAAGCGGTGTACGAGGCGAAGAAAGCTAGGAAGTGGAGGACGACATGGGTGGATGGGTTCCTGAACGGTGCGGATGCGGGCGGCAGGTGCCACGCATCAATCAACCCTCTGCGGGCACGCACAGCGAGGATGTCGATCACCGGGATACCGGCGCAGACGTTACCGGCTGGAGACTGGTTGATCCGGCGCTGCTTCGTTGCTGACGAAGGCCATGTGATGGCATCGGTGGACTACCAGGCGCAGGAGTTACGTGTGCTGGCTGCGCTGGCCGGTGACCGCACAATGATGCGGGCGTTCAAGACCGGTGCTGACCTTCACCAGTTGACCGCTGACGCGGCTGGGGTGGACCGCAAGGTTGGGAAGACCACGAACTTCGCTTACGTGTACGGCAGTGGTCCGCGCAACATCGCGGAGCAGTGCGGGATCGCCGTGGAAACGGCGAGGGCTGTGGTGGCTGGGTTCGAGCAGTCTTACCCGGAAGTGAAGCAGTTGTCCCAAACGCTTCAGAAGCAGGCACGGACCTACGGGTATGTCACCACCGATTTCGGTCGGAGGTTGCCGGTCGATCCGGAGCGTGCGTACTCCGCGCTGAACTACATGGTGCAGTCAACGTCACGTGACATAACCGCGCAGGGGTTGCTGCGCCTACATGATGCCGGGTTCACACCGTATCTGCGGTTGCCGATCCATGACGAAGTGCTGGCTTCCGTTCCCGCCGATAAAGCGGATTGGGGTGCCACCCGGATTGGGGAGCTTATGGCGACCACGTTCAAGGGTGTGCATATCGGTACCGACCCGGAGGTCGGTGGCCGTTCCTGGGGCAGTTTATACGGATCAGATTACTGAAAGGAACTTGACAATGGATGAGCGTGAGTTTTTCGACAAGCTGTACCAAATGTGGGCCAATACCACCGGGGCGCAAGACCGGTACTGGGACTACCAAAAAGACGGCAAAGATTACTTCTTCAACATCAATGCTGTGGGTGAGGACGGTGACGGTAAGTTCGTCGCTTCAGTTTTGCTGGATGAAGATGCTGACTTCATCACCGCTATTCACGGGTGTTTCCCCGATCTTATCCGCACTGTGTTGGCTGCTTTGGATGAGGCCGATAGGGCTGATTTCGATAAGGACAGTCGGGAGTGCCGGATCGCGGAATTGGAGTCCGCTTTGGCTGAAGCTCAGGCGGGTTTAGCGGAGTTGAGAGCGGATTTGGAAGGGCTTATCGCGGGATGACCAGACCCGATTGGAACACTTATTTCACAAACATCGCATACGCGGTAGCGGAAAGGAGCGACTGTGAACGCAGCAAAGTCGGTGCGGTGGTTGTTAAAGACCGCCGCGTCAGGGGCACAGGCTACAACGGAAGCCCTGCTGGTACACCTGGGTGTTTTGACTGTCCTCGAAGATTATCGGACGTATCTCCGGGTTCTGATTACACCACAGGGGAAGGCCGTTGTGTGGCCGTCCACGCGGAAATGAACGCATTGTTGTATTGCGACCGGGAGGATTTGGTGGGTGCAACTTTGTATGTGACTAGGGAGCCGTGTTACGCCTGCGATAAGGCTATTCAGGCTGCGGGTGTTCATGGGGTTGTGTGGCCTCAACCGGAGGCTGCTTATTGCATCCGTTGTGGGATGCCTCATGTGGAAGGGAAGTGTGGACGGTGATTGAACTACTAAACCGGGTCAAGAATCGTATCCGGCGATACCTGAAAGATCAGCAGAAGCTTATCGACCGTCGAAGGAGTCATTTTGAGTGATCTACGCGAGCGGATCGCCGCCGTTGTTGTGGAGAAGCTGTCCAAACGGCGGGATGTGCGCGTGGAGTTCTCGCCCTATGACGTGGCCGACGCGGTAATCGCGGACCTCCAACTACAACCCGAATACGGACACCTAGACGAAACCGACAGCGGAATCATCGCAGACACCATCCCAGAACTAGGGGAACCATGCCCAGGCGAAACCCTCCG